CCCCAAAATAAGCGCGTTTTTTAGCCTTTTTTCGCCCCTCCCCACTCCTGGCCACCTTTGACCCGCTCCGACCAAAAGCATCGCCTCGACGCCGCCAAGGCTCGGTACGACGACATCAAGCGTCGCACCGGCGAGCGGTCGCGTCAGGTCGCAGCCGCCGGCCGCGACATCGGCAGCATTCCGCCGGTCAAGAATAAGAAGCGGGCGGCCAAGTGCAAGACGAGTTTCCGCTCCTTCTGCGAGACCTACGGCGCCGAGTCGTTTCCGCTGGCGTGGTCGCCTGACCACCTGACAGCCATCGACAAGATCGAGCGCGCCGTGCTGCAGGGCGAGCTCTTCGCATTCGCAATGCCTCGCGGATCTGGCAAGGCATTGTCTCTATCAACACCGCTTCCGACGCCGAGCGGGTGGACGACTATGGCTGATGTGCGAGTCGGAGACTGCCTTTACGACGAAACAGGCCAAGAGTGCAGGGTGGTCGCGGCTACCGAAGTGATGCACGGCAGAGAGTGCTACGAGGTCGAGTTTGATGACGGCGAGACAATCACATGCTGCGGCGACCACTTGTGGACAGTCAATGACCGATACAGTCGACACAACCCGCTAACGCTGCGGACTGCTGACATGGTCGACCGTGTTGTGATTTCTGAAAAGCGTGGTTGGCGGGAGGTTCGCTATTCGATTCCAATTGCCAAGCCGATAGCGTGCAAGGAAACTACTTCGCACATACACCCATACATTCTTGGGGCTTGGCTCGGCGACGGACACACTGCCACAAACCGCCTGACGATTGGCGACCAGGACGCAGATGAGATGCTGCGGCTTGTTTCACGCCACGAAAACATTGGCAGTTGCAACAAAAGCAAAGTAGCCAACGCAGCCTCATACACAATCGGCAAGGGGCGTCGCTTCACATCCGAGGACCGCGTTACGCTTGAGCAGCAAATACGGCAGAGGCGTGCCATGGGGTGGTCGCGATCAAAGATCCGCGATGACCTAGGTTGCACGGAGTTCGATGTCAACAACTTGTTGAGTCGCCACCAAGATGACACAGCAACAAAGTCTGGCGCTAGCTTGGCTTGTAGGCTGCAATGGCTTGGGCTGATTGGGAGCAAGCACATTCCGCAGGGATACTTGCGCGCAAGCGAAGAATCGCGGATGGAGTTGCTGCGTGGCCTGATGGATACAGATGGCAGCATTTCTAAATCTGGCAGCTTCGCGGAGTACGTGACGAAACTTCCTCGGCTCCGTGATGACGTGATGGAACTGCTTGCATCGCTTGGCTACAAGCGACGCTATCGAACAAAAATGATTGACGGCAGGCCGTACTACCGCATCACTTTTTCTCCCACAGATGGCAGGCGTGTTTTCTCATTAACCAGAAAGGCGTCGCGTCAAAGGCAGCCCGAAAAGACACGAGTTTCAGCGTCGAGGAGAATCGTAGAAATCCGCAAGGTTTCTAGCGTTCCCGTTAGGTGCGTGCAGGTGGATTCTCCGAGCCGCATGTATCTTTGCGGTCGCGGAATGGTGCCAACGCACAACAGCACGCTATCGGAGTGGGCGTGTATCTGGGCGATGCTCTACGGCCATCGCCAGTTCGTGATGCTCATCGGCTCCGACCAGGCGATCGCCAACGCGATGCTCGACAGCATCAAGAGCCACCTCGAAATCAATGACGTGCTGGCCGAAGACTTTCCCGGCGCGTGCCACCCGATACGGGCGATGGAAGGCATCACCCGCCGGGCACAGGGGCAGACGTGCGAATGCGAGCCCACCCATATCGAGTGGACCGCCGACCAGATCACGCTGCCGTGGATACCCGGCGCGCCGTCGGCCGGCGCCGCCGTTCGCGTGGCGGGCATCACTGGCCGCATCCGCGGGCTGAAGCACACGCGACCGGACGGCAAGACCATCCGGCCGCAGCTGGTGCTCATCGACGACCCGCAGACGGACGAAGCGGCGTCCAGCCCGTCGCAGGTGGCGACGCGCGAACGGATCTTGTCTGGTGCCATTCTCGGCCTGGGCGGGCCGGGCGTGAAGATGAGCGGCCTCTGCACCATCACGGTCATCCGACCGGACGATCTCGCCGACCGGCTTCTCGACCGCAACAAGCATCCCGAGTGGCAAGGCGAGCGGACGCAGCTGGTCTACGAGTGGCCGCCGGCCGATGACCTGTGGGCGCAGTACGGCGAACTGCGGCGGCAGGGGCAGCGTGACGGCGTTGGCACGGGCGAGGCAGACGAGTTCTACCAGCAGCACCAGGCCGAGATGGACAAGGGCAGCCGCGTGGCGTGGCCTGAGCGAAAGAACGCCGATGAGCTCACCGCGATCCAGCACGCCTGGAATCTCCGCATCGACCGTGGCGAGGCTGCGTTTTTTGCGGAATACATGAATCAGCCCATCGCCGATGACATCGCGAGCGACAAGCTGGTCAAGGCGGATCTCGAGCGGCGGACGGTGCCGCTGGAGCGAGGCGTCATCCCGAGCGGCCACAACACGCTGACGGCGTTCATCGACGTGCAGGAGCGGCTTCTTTTCTGGCTGGTGGCGTCGTGGGGCGAGCAATTCGGCGGGCACGTGGTCGCCTACGGCACATACCCTGACCAGGGCGTTTCCTTCTTTGAGGCATCATCGGCGAAGCGGACGCTGGCGAGGGCGGCGGCCGGCACGGGCTTTGAGGGTGCATTGCACGACGGGCTGACCAAGGCGGCCGAGATGCTCGTGGCTCGCGACTGGAAGCGGGAAGACGGCGCCGCCATGCGCGTGCAGCAGCTGCTCATCGACGCCAACTGGGGCCAGAGCACTCAAGTGGTGCGGACGTTTGCCAAGCGTTCGCCGTTTGCCGCGGTCATCCTTCCAAGCCACGGCCGCGGCATCGGGGCGTCGAGCCAGCCCATTACCGAGAAGGGCAAGCACCGCGGCGACCGTATCGGGCTGAACTGGCGTATCGGCAAGCTGGGCGACACCGACCACCGGTCAGCGTTGTATGACACGAACTGGTGGAAGACGTTTGTGGCCGGGCGGCTGCGGATGAGCCTAGGCGATCCTGAGGCTTTGACGCTGCACAAGGGCCACCACGACCTGCTCATCGACCATCTGACGAGCGAGTACCCGGTGCGGACCGAGGCCCGGGGGCGCGTCGTCGACGAATGGAAAAAGGCGGGCCGGGAAAATCACTGGCTTGACTGCCTGGTCGGTGCCGCCGTGGCTGCGAGCATCGCGGGCGTGCAGCCGGTGGCCAGCGAGACCGGCGGGCGTCGTCGCAAGAAGGTGGCGATACCGACCGACCACACCGGCAAGCGTGTGATTCAGGTCAAACGGCTGGCGTAGCGGTGCTTGTGAACGGGTGTACAATGTGGGCGTTCCCCGCAAGGGGCTTGCAAGACCTCGCGAGAGGCCGCCGGAGTTGATCGACCGGTGCAGTGCGGTCGCTGGAGCCTGTGAACGTGATAACGGAACCCGTAGGAAACGACGGTACTACTAGGTCGGGATGCTCTCCCGATTCACCTCTCCAGGCTCCGGCGACCGACTCAATGAAACCTGCGGCATACAGGGTTGAGGTGGATGGCATCGGCAGCATTATGCCACTGTGCCGCGACAAGGTTGAGGTTGAGGGATTGCTGGCACGGTTCGCCGAAAGAGTGAGGAATGTCGTCCCGTTGTATGCGTGGAACGAATGGGATGAGATTCGCAAGGCTGGAGATCGCGTATCTCGGGAAGAGGCATACAAGGTCATGGAGATGGAGTTGAACGCTCTCCACGCAGAGAACGCGAGGTTGCGAATGACACTACAGGCGGAAGGGAGTGACATGATGCAGAGTCAGCAGCCGGTAGCGTGGGCGGTCCTGCTCGCTGACGGCGACCGCATCTACGATGTCTATGCCATCGAAGAGGAGGCGAAGGCGATTAGCGAGTCGGTCGCCGGAAATCACGGGATTGCACCGCTCTACCGCTCGCCTGACTGCCCCTACGTTACCGGCACCGTGACCCGCTACTGCACCCTCACGCCGTTCACGCTCAGCGACGCGGAGCGGGCGGCGATCCAGACTGCGATGAACGCGTACGGCGAGAATAACGATGACCGCGAGTGCGCGATGATTGAGGCAACGCTGTGGGGGCTTCTGGAGCGGACTAAGTGCGCTACTGAAATCAGAGAGGGACGTATGGTTGTGCGTGGCTGGCGATACTTTAGTTGCGAATCATGCGGCGTGAAGTTTCGCCAGCCATCAAGGGACTGCGGCTCACCGTCCGGCGAGGCGTGCGAACACTGCGGAGATTGGCTGACGCCAGACGGTTCGCAGCCGGACGAATCGCTACCATGTGACGAACGAACTGGGAATCTGACCATTCCGGCGCGCCGAGAGAAACTGGAATGACCTTACCGAGCGAAGGTGAGGCAACCATTCGGCAAAACCTAATAGTTCCACTGACATGCAGCCGGTGCCGTCGTTGCAGCGGACTGATAAACCGTGACGCGCGGCGGCACCGGCCCAACTCATACGCGAAACACATCGAATATGATCGTTTTTCCCATACGATCTGGCTGCAACAAACTGTCGAAAAGTGACAACTAATGGCTACCGCGATCCTTCGATTCGATCTCTCCGACGCCGACGACGAACGCGAACACCGCTACGCCCTCGCTGGCCGGGAGGCGTTGATCGCACTAGAGGCGATCCGCGAGGCGATACGGGCAAGGCTGAAATACGGCGAACTGGGCGATCAGGCGCGCCATGAGCTGGAGGACTTGCGCGAGCAACTGCCGCATGAGTTGATTGAGTTGCTGGTGTGACAAGGTGTGACAGCAAGAAAAGTGTACAATGATGTCTTCCAAAACACTTTGCTCCCCGTCAGCCGCCGGACGCCACATCCGCGCTAACATGGCTGCCGGCGGGCTGCCCCGAGACGTGCGCGGCGGGACACAAACCGACAGGCGGCGAGTGGGCCGGGGCAGTGGCACAACTGACGGAGAGTAGAGACATGGAAGACCTCGTAGTGACCCCAGAGCAGATGCTTTCCACGCTAAAGCGGGCGTTGGCAAGCAAGCGAGCCGCTGCCGACCATATTGCCGACTCCGGGAAAATGGTGGAAACACGCTGGATTCCCGTGAGCGAGCGGCTGCCGGAAGATCGCGTCAGCGTGCTGACTTGCGGCGAAGACCCCGTAGACGGTGGATTCATGCTTATCGGCCACCGAGAGCCTGAATCAAAGTTTGGCCCAGCGCACTGGCACTTGCCGGGCTTTTCTGAGTTTGGTCCCGTGAGCCACTGGATGCCGCTCCCGCCACCCCCGACCGAATGACTCTACACACCTTAGAGAGAGACATGGACAAACTAATCCCCCGCGCAAAAGCCCTGCTCAAACTCACTAAGCAGCAACGGAAGTGGTGGCTGGAACGCTGCGACACGGCAGAGGCAGGCGATCCATACAAAGAAACGGTCGAAGTGCTGCAAGCCTTGATTCGCCGCTGCGACATTCACGCTGGAAAGCACGCGGAACTGCCCGGCTAGTGCGCTACTGCCGTCAAAGTCCGTTTTGTCGTTCACTTTTGAGGCGAAAGTGAACGACAAAACGCGGCCTTTTTACTGGACTTGCCCCCCCTGTCTGGGCGACGTATAAATGCGAACCGGCGACGGGATTGCAGCCCGCCGCCGGTTCTAACCCGCCCCCTAGTTGAGATAGGAGACAAGGCTATGGCGAAGACTAACGCCTTCCCCCAGTGGATTCCAGTCAAAGAACGTCTGCCGGAAGGCAATCAGGACGTTCTCATTGCTTGCGGCGGCTACCTGACGGTTGCGATGTTGCGAAACGGCGAATGGTGGGGAGAAGGCGACATGCCGTACTCGCCGCAGACGGTCACGCATTGGATGCCGCTGCCTGCGATGCCGCCGCCAGGCGAAAAGTACAGGTCGCCAAGGCGCGGCGAGCCTGTGACGTTTCCGCTGCCGCACTCAACGCCGCCAAGCGGTTGGACTGAGTAAGTTGCGCTACTGCCGTCACCTAACGCATGAGCGGTCACCTCATCGCCATCACCGGGCTCATATACCTCTACGTCGCCGCTGAGCAGGCGTATCGTGGCAACGTCGGCCTAGGCATGGCCTATGCCGGCTACGCCTTCGCCAACGTCGGCCTCTATCTGGTGGCGACTCGCTAGCCACACCCCCTGCGGCATTCTTTTGCCGGCCCGTAGTTTTCGGGCATGAGCGACTCTATCCGCAATCAGCTCGAGACGGCCGCCGTACAGCCGCAGCGTGTCCGCACTGACGCCGGCGAGGTTGAGCAGCACGACCTCAAGCAGCTAATCGAGGCCGACAAGTACCTCGCGGCCCAGGCTGCCGCCACGGCCAGCACCACGAACAAGCGGCGCGGGCTGCGGTTCAACAAGTTCATTCCGCCGGGAAGCATCTAGTGGGCCTGTTTTCCATTTTCCGGAAAGTGGAACGGCCACAAACCGTGGCTGTGCCAGTACGTGCGAAGTACGACGCCGCCGAGATGGGCGACGACCGCCGCCACTGGTCCAACGCTGACGCCTTCGCGGCCGACGCTGCTCTCTCGCCGGTCGTGCGTCTCAGCATCCGCAACCGGGCACGCTACGAGCGGGCGAACAACTCGTACCTCGCGGGGATCTCCTCGACGCTGGCCAGCGACCTGATCGGCACCGGGCCACGGCTGCAGCTGCAGAGCGGCAGCGACGACCTCGACCGGGCGGTTGAGCGGGCTTTCTATGACTGGGGCTGGACGGTCGACCTGCCGGGCAAGTTGCGGACGATGCGCGAGGCCCTGGTGGTCGACGGCGAAGCGTTCGCCCTGATGATCAACAACCCGCGTCTCGCGGGCGTGCAACTCGACCTACGGCTCATCGAGGCCGAGATGGTCGCGACGCCGACTGAGCTGATGCGGCAGACGATCACGCCCGAAGGCAACACGGTTGACGGGCTGGAGTTCGACGACGTGGGCAACGTGATTGCCTACCAAGTCTTAAACTTCCACCCCGGCAGCAACTACCGGGTCAACAACCTGCAGTTTCAGCGGGTGCCGGCCGACTCGATGATTCACTGGTTTCGGCCGTCGCGGCCCGGCCAGCATCGCGGCGTTGCCGAGGTGGCCCCGGCGTTGCGGCTCTTCGGACAGCTTCGGCGCTATACCGAGGCGGTCTGCGCCGCAGCCGAGACGGCCGCAGATTTCGCCGGCTTCCTGCGAACCAACTCGCCGGCGGCGGAGGTCGACGAGGTCGACGCCTTTGCCGAGATGGAGATCCAGAAGCGGGCGATGGTGACGCTGCCCGACGGCTGGACCTTCGAGCAACTGAAGGCCGAGCAGCCCACGTCGACCTACGCGATGTTCAAGCGTGAGATCGTCAACGAAATGGCTCGCTGTCTGCAACTGCCCTACAACGTCGCCGCTCTCGACTCATCGTCTTACAACTACGCCAGCGGCCGGATGGACCACCAGGTCTACGCCAGCAACATCCGCGTCTACCGTGACGAGCTCGAGCGGGTGATGCTCGACCGCGTGCTCGCCGCGTGGGTCGCCGAAGCCACGCTCGCCGGCGTGCTGCCAGAAGGTGCGCCGCCCTACGCCGAATGGAACTGGGCGTGGCAGTGGGACGGCAAAGAACACGTCGACCCGGCCAAGGAAGCCAACGCTGCACAGACGCGACTGCAGACGCACACGACCACGCTCGCGGCGGAATACGCCAAGCAAGGCAAGCAGTGGGACGTTGAGCTACGCCAGCGGGCAAGCGAAGTGGCGCTCATGAAGGAGCTCGGGCTCTTCATCGACATGCTGCCAGACGGCAACTATCCGGGCGCACTGCCGCCCGAAGACAACGCCGACCAGCCCGAGGAGGCCGAAGCGTGAACTGGCTTGACCTTGAAGAAGACGAGATCGACACCGGCATGGAGTTCGACTGATGAGTGACAACATCAAGCTTTCGACTGACGTAACGTTTCTGCGGGCGGCCGAAGGCGAAGCGGCCAGCGGACCGGCCAAGTTTCGCATCGTCGCCTACACCGGCGCACCGATTCGCCAGGCGTGGAGCCGCGAACCAGTGGTCATCGACATGGCCGGGATGACGCTGCCGGCCACCATCCCGATTGTCATGGGGCACGATTACGCCCTCGGGTCGATTCTCGGCCAAGGCCGCCCGAGTGTGCAGGGCGGGCAGCTCATCGTCGAAGGCGAGATCCTCGCCGACAACGAGACCGCTCGTCAGGTGCTCGCGCTGGCTGCCGCCGGCTACGAGTGGCAGGCGAGTGTCGGCGCCGATGTCGGCCGCCATCTGCGATTTGGCGAAGACCAAGTCACCACCGCAAACGGGCAGACCCTTGTCGGGCCTGTCCGAGTAGTACGGGCCTCGACGCTACGCGAGACCAGTTTTGTGACCCTTGGCGCGGACCGTAGCACCGCAGTCTCTATCGCCGCCGAAGAGGTGGCAACGGAGGAACCTATGGCGCAAGACGCCACTTCGACGCCCGACAAGGCCGCGGCCGAGTCGGAAGCCCCGGCGGTTGTCGCCGGCGGTGCTCCCATCAATGAATCCCTGCCGGTCAACGCCAAGGGCGGCGACGGTGCGGAACTGGCAAACGAGGTTGCCAAGCTGGTGCTTGACCAGATCCGCAAGGACAATCTGGAGGCGGCCCGCAATCAGCGTGCTGCGGCTCCGGCGATCCACGCGGCCGAGCCGGTCGTGTCGACCGACAAGGTCATTGAGGCCAGCTTCGCCCTGCAGGGCGGGCTGCCGAATGTCGAGGAGCACTACGACGAGAAGACGCTCGAGGCGGCCCACAAGGCCCGCCGGGAGCTTTCGCTTGGCGAAGTGCTGCTCCAGGCTGCCGTGGCGAATCGCTACGACGGCCCCCGGCGGGTGACCGCTTCTACGCTGCGGCCGATTCTGGCTGCCGCGTGGGCGACCCACTCGATTTCGGGCATCCTGAGCTCGACGGTCAACAAGTTTCTTCTCGCCGGGTTTGACAGCGTCGAGTCGGCGTGGCGGCAGATTTCGGCGGTTCGCTCTGTGAACGACTTCAAGACCTTGACCAGCTACCGGCTCAACGGCGGCTTCAAGTTCGAGAAGGTCGCCAACGGTGGCGAGCTCAAGAACGCCGGTGCGTCTGACGAGTCGCGGACCATCTCGGCCGAGACCTACGGCATCATGACGAGCGTCACTCGCACTGACCTCATCAATGATGACCTCGGGGCTCTGACGGCGGTGCCGCAGCGGATCGGTCGCGGTGGTGCCCTGAAGTTGAATGATGTCTTCTGGACTGAGTTCCAGGACGACGCGAGCTTCTTCACCACGGCCCGTGGCAACAAGAAGACCTCGACGGGTGCCCTGGCTATCTCGACGCTGAAGACCATCGCCACGATGTTCCGCAAGCTGAAGGACCCCGACGGCAACCCGGTTGCCATCGAGCCCCGCCTGCTGCTCGTGCCGGTTGACCAGGAGCTCGCCGCTGCCGAGATCATGGGTTCGTCCCTGATCCAGAGCGGTGCGACTGGCGGCCAGCCGGAGCGGAACGTGATGGCCGGTCGGTATCAGGTGGTCGCCTCGACCTACCTGAGCAACGTCGACGACTTCTACCTCCTCGCCTCGCCGGCTGACCTGCCGGTGATGGAGGTGGCGTTCTTGAACGGCGTGCAGAGCCCGATCGTGGAGACGGCGGAAGCCGACTTCAACACGCTCGGCGTCCAGATGCGTGGCTACTTTGACTTTGGCGTGGCCAAGGCTGAGTACCTCGCCGGCATCAAGGCCGACGTGTCCTGACATTGACTCGGCGGGCTGGGGCCCAACCAGCCCGCCGAGGCTTCTAACCTTCAACCATAGAAACGAGGTGATCTAGATGGCTTCTTATGTGCAAAAGGGCGACGTTCTTGATTACACGCCCGCCTCCGCTGTCGCCGCTGGCGACGTGGTCGTGATCGGTTCGCTGGTGGGAGTCGCTCCTGTGGCGATTGCTGCCAACGCGATGGGCTCGCTGGCGATCGACGGCGTCTTCTCGATGCCGTGCGCCACGGGTGCCACCGGTGCCCAAGGCGACGCGATCAAGTGGTACGCCACCAGTGGCGTGGCCCACGAGGCGACCGGCGTTGCCGCCGGCAAGCTGGCCAAGGCTCGCGCCGCGGCCGACACGACGGTGCATGTGGTGCTCAACAAGTAGTGCCCTTCCCAAAACGCGCCCGCCCCGGCAGGTCTTAGCCTTTCGCCTGCCGGGGCCGGGCGTGGGTGGAGTTTTGCATGGCCGACCTCATTCGCACCGGCGCCGCGTGGCTTACGTCGCAACTCAGAAGTGCGGCGGGCACGACGATTGCCTACGTGCGGGGGGCGAACACGGCCACGCTTACGGCCACAGTGGGTCGCAGCGTGTTTGAAAGCCAAGCCCAGAGCGGCGTGATCGAGCAGTGGGAAGCCCGCGACTTCGTCATAACGACGGACGAGCTGCCCTACGGCGAGCCGCAGCGTGGCGACAAGATTTACGAGCAGTTCGGCACCGTCAGCAACGTCTACGAGGTGGTGACGCCGCGTGGCGTGCCGCTCTGGCATTACGCCGACGCCTTCCAGACGGCGGTGCGTGTTCACTGCAAGCGTATCGAGACCGATGTCGAATACCTCGTCACCGAGCAGGGTGACGAAATCGTCGTGCCCCTGCAGGTGAACTGATGCCGATTCAGAAGCGCGTCAGCGACCTGCCCGCGGTGACCGGCGTCACCGGCACAGACCTGCTCATCATGTCGAGCAGCTCAGCCACGAAGCGGGTGACGGTCTCGCAGATCGGCACGTACTTCCAGGCGGCCGGCGTTGCTGGCCCGACCGGTGCCGCAGGCGTGGGCAGCACGGGGCCGCAAGGCGAGTCTGGCGTCACTGGCGCTACTGGCCCGGCTGGCGTCGGGAGCACCGGGCCGCAAGGTGCGGCATCTACGGTGCCCGGCCCGACTGGAGCCACGGGCCCGCAAGGTGAGTCGATTGTCGGCCCTACCGGCGCGGCGTCGACGGTGCCCGGCCCGACTGGCCCGGCTGGAGAAGTTGGTGCCACGGGGCCGCAAGGCGAGGCGGGATCCGCGTCGACGGTGACGGGACCAACTGGCCCGGCAGGTCAAGGCAGCACAGGACCGCAAGGCGAAGCCGGCAGTACCGGCCCAACGGGCGCTCAGGGCGCCGCTGGCGTGGCCGGCGAGGTTGGTGCCACTGGCCCGGCGGGTGAGGTCGGATCAACTGGCCCATCGGGTGCTGTTGGCGCCACTGGCCCGGCTGGAGAAGTCGGCGCGACTGGCAGCACGGGTCCGCAAGGCGTGGCCGGAGAGGTTGGCCCGACAGGCGCGCAGGGAGAAGTCGGTGCCACCGGAGCCGCGTCCACGGTGCCCGGCCCGACGGGCGCATCGGGCGAGGCCGGAGCCACAGGCCCCACCGGCAGCACGGGTGCCTCGGGAGAATCCATCGTCGGGCCGACGGGCCCGCCGGGCGAGGTTGGCGCGACCGGAAGTGTCGGCGCCACGGGCCCGACAGGCGAATCAATCACGGGCCCCACGGGGCCCAGTTCCGGAATGAGCAGCGTCGCCGCGGCACTCGTTTTTTCATGAGGTAGATATGGCAGCCCCCAACATCGTCGGACCGACAACCATCACCGCGAAGACGGCGGTGCTTTCCAGCGTCACGGGTGCCACCGGCACCGTGCTGCTCTCTAACGCTGCCTCCAGCGGCAAGGCGTTCCAGGTCACCAGTCTCTACGTGGCAAACGTCGACGGCAGCTCAGCGGCTGACGTGACGATCAAGCTGCACGCCGAGGACGATGGCGGCGGCACTGGTCGGGCGTTGTGCTCGACGGTGAGCGTGCCGGCCGACGCCACGGTCATCGTGGTCGACAAGAACGCACCGCTCTGGCTTGAGGAAGACCGCAGCATCGTGGTCACGCCGTCGGCGAGCAATGACCTCGAGTTCGTTTGCAGCTACCTAGAAATCTCCTGACCTTACATCACAACGGTAGCGCACCATGTCCAGACCACGCGGCGGATTTATCGGTCACAACCCAGCCCCGGCAGCGTCAGCCACCAACTCTGCGGCGGGCGGTATCTGGACGCTGCGTGAGGCCGAGGAGTTGAAGCGGGCTGGGACGTGGTCAAGCGCTAGTTACGATCCGTTCCGCGACAATGTTTTGCTGTTGCTACATTTTGACGGGGCAAACAACTCTACGACCTTCACGGACACCAGCCCAACGCCGAAAACATTTACGGCGGCAGGCAACGCCAAAATCAGCACCGCACAAAGCAGGTTTGGCGGTGCATCGCTGCTGCTGGACGGAACTGGCGACTGGCTGTCAGCGGCCAATGATTTTGCGATGTCATCTTCGCAGTCATTTACTGTTGAGTGTTGGGTTTACTGGCCCACAAAGCCAACGGGCTACGCGATGATTCTGAGTGAATCCAACGCCGGCGGCTCAAAATACATCACCGTCAATGGGTCTTCTGTCGAAGTGCAGTTTGGTGGCAGTGCCGCTACAACGGCCAGTGCGGCCTACACGTTCTCCAACGCGACGTGGCATCACATTGCAGTCGTTCGGGATGGCACGTCTGTTGCGATTTACGTTGACGGCGTGTCGCAGACAGTGGCGAACGCCACGCAATCTAATGCCATGTTTGATGTTGGCGCAACCATGTATATCGGGCGCTTTGGCGATAACGCAAACAAGTTAGAGTTCAATGGTTACATCGACGATCTTCGGATCACTCGCGGCGTTGCACGGTCTATCACCCTGCCGACTGCGGCATACCTAGAGTAATGACCAACGACGCCTTCGCCGCCGCGCTGGTTCTCGCCTCATTCCCCGCAGGCGTGGCGGGCGGCGTGTTGGGCGTGTGGATCGCCCGCTGGACGCTGGTGTTCCTGATCTCGCAGTAACGTCGCTACACAACAAACATAGAGACCCATGCCTTTTTTCTCCCTACCGACCGGCGGAGCGTCACCCGTCCTTGCGGGCAACGGTGCGCCCACGGGCTCGCTGGGCAACATCGGCGACCTCTATCTCGACCAGGTCAATAGCGACCTGTATGGCCCGAAGACGCTTGACGGGTGGGGCACGCCGGTTGACTTGAACCTCGGCCCTACCGGCGCCACAGGGCCGCAAGTGACAGGCCCCACGGGCAGCACGGGAGCAGCGTCGACGGTGACGGGCCCCACGGGCGCCCAAGGGAATACCGGCCCGACCGGAAGCACTGGCGCAGCGTCGACGGTAACCGGCCCCACCGGAAGCACAGGCAGCACGGGCCCATCAGTGACGGGCCCAACTGGAGCACCGTCGACGGTCACGGGGCCCACTGGCAGCACGGGCAGCACGGGCGTTGGAGTCACGGGACCGCAAGGCAATACCGGCCCGACTGGATCCCAAGAGTATTACGCCACGGGCTCGGCACCGACGCCTATCCTCGAGGGCGCTCTGTGGCTCGACACCGACACCGGAAAATACTTCGTCAACTATGACGGGCAGTTCATCGAAATCGGCGTGCAAGGCGAGCGAGGTGCAACGGGTCCGACAGGAAGTACGGGCGCCGTCGGCGCGACCGGCAGCACTGGCGCGGCGTCGACCGTTACTGGCCCGACTGGCGGAGTCGGCGCGACGGGCGCGACCGGCAGCACGGGGCCGCAGTCAACGGTGACCGGCCCGACAGGCCCATCGGGCGGACCTACTGGCGAAGTCGGGCCGACCGGCCCATCTGGCGCCGACGGCGGCTTCGATGACGCGCAAGCCATCAACGCCCAAGTCACCGGCTACACGCTGCAGCTCAGCGACGCCGGCAAGCTCGTCACGATGAATCTCGCGACGGGCACGATGAATCTCATCATCCCGGCCAACGCCAGCGTCGCGTTTCCGACTGGCACGCATGTCGACGTAGCGCGGCTGGGTGAGGCCGGCGTCACGGTAACAGGTGCCACGGGCGTCACAGTCAACGCCACGCCAGGCCAGAAGCTGCGGGCAAAGTTCTCTAGCGGCACGTGTATCTACTACGCCGGCGACACGTGGCTCGTGGTGGGGGACTTGTCGTCATGAGGGGCAAGGTCGGGATGCTTGGGGCCAACAGGGAAATACCGTGGAATCTTTCCTCGGCGTATTACGTGCAAAGCGTCAGCGTGGCAGCACAAGAAACGCTTCCCGCAGGGGTGGCTTTCAAAACAGACGGCACGCGCATGTATGTCGTTGGCTTAAGCAGCGACGCCGTCAATGAATATTCACTGTCCACGGCGTGGGACACATCTACGGCATCGTATCAGCAGAACATCAGCGTTTCCGCAAAGTTTTCCAGCCCCTATGACGTTGCTTTTAAGCCAGACGGAACGCGCATGTATGTGATCGGCAATGACGTGCTCGCCGATTACGCAATGTCTACTCCGTGGGATGTTGCGACGGCGTCATACGATAGCCAGATTAATGTGTCTGGCGTCGGCAGCCCTATCAGCATCGCCTTTAGGGACAACGGCTCCCGGCTCTATATTCTTAGTGGCGCAAATGGCGACATAGATGAGTATTCGCTTAGCACAGCATGGGACTTGTCGACGGCGTCTTATCAACGCAACTTTTTTTTGACGCCAGACTATGAGGGCTATGGGATATTTTTTAAGCCTGACGGCACGCGGCTCTACGCGACTGTTCGAAACCAATCCGGCCAAGGGCCGCTAGACGCAGTCAATGAGTATTCATTGTCAACAGCGTGGGACATAACATCGGCGTCTTATGTGCGCAGTTTTGACGTGGGGTCACAGGAAACGAGCCCACGCAAAGTTGCCTTCAAGACAGACGGCAGCAGGATGTATGTTGTCGGCACTTCCAGCGACAGTGTCATTGAGTATCAGCTAAGCTAGAAAGCCATCCAATGCCACTCACCTTCCCAACCGGCCCATCGCTCAATGACGAAACCACCACGGGCGGCCGCACCTACCGCTGGAACGGCGAGGCGTGGGAGCTGGTCGGCAGCGGCATTGCCGGGCCAACGGGCCCTACCGGCGCTCAGTCGACTGTGCCGGGGCCCACGGGGCCGCTCGGCGCCGGCGTGGCTATCGTCGGCAGTGTGACCGGCGTCGGCGACCTGCCGACCGGATACACGGGCGCCGTCGGCGATTCGTACATTGTGCAGGCTGTCGGCAGCCTCTACGCATGGGACGGCAGCCAGTTCAACGACGTGGGCAACATCGTCGGCCCGACGGGAAGCACCGGGCCGCAGGGCGCCACCGGAGCCACGGGGGCAGCCTCGACAGTCACCGGCCCAACGGGCGCAGCGTCAACTGTGCCGGGGCCGACCGGCAGCACCGGCCAGGCCGGAAGCACGGGCCCAACGGGGCCAGCTGCAGGCGGCTTGCCTGGCGTAGTAGCGTTCCTTCTGTCGTGACCAACCAGCAACACCTTCTGTCGCTCGCCGTCAGTGCCTACTACGCCGGCGAGCTCGAAGCCGGCCGCCGGGCGTGCGAGCGTCTGCTGTCCGAGCCTATGGACCCCAACCTCGAGCACCAGGTGCGAGCCAACCGCACGTGGTACACGCAGCCGCTCCACGAGCTTGCGAACTGCCGCTACCAGCAATTTGACATCGAGCCGGTGTTTCCGGGCTGGTCGCTCTTCAACCCGACGATTCTCCAGCACCGCGACCGGCTCATTGCCATCGTGCGGTCGTCGAACTACCAGATTGTCGACGGTCGGTACGTGATGCCCGAGGCCGACGGCAACACCATCCGCACCGAGAATCTCTTGGTCGACCTGCGGCCCGACCTTACCGTCGAGCGGGTGCGGCAGATCCGCTATCCCGACTATCCCAAGACCGATTTTCCGGTCGACGGCATGGAAGACTGCCGGTTGCGAAATACCAAATCGGGTATAGGCGTCTCGGCGACGGTGCGAAACGTGAGCCCGTTCGACGGGCGTTGCCGCATCGCCACGGCGGATCTGGACTACGATGACGCCAGCCTGCACAACCTGCGTGTGCTGGCCGGGCTCCAGTGCCAAGAGCACGAAAAGAACTGGATGCCAATCGAGGCCGGGCCGGGAAAGTATGGCGGATGGCTGTACGCTGCAAACCACGACGGCCACGCCGTGACGGTCGACCATGACCCGGATGTCGCAGGTGCCTACCAGATGCGGCGGTGGTATCCGGCTCTACCGCTCGCCCGAGGCTTTCGCGGCGGCGGGCAGGTTATCGCGTTTCGCGATGGATGGCTGGGCCTGATTCATGAAGTGGCCCACATGCCAACCGGCCACAGGGTCTACGAGCATCGCCTGTGCTGGTGGGATGATGCCTTGCGCCTGGAGCGGTGGTCGCCGGCGTTCGCATTTCGCGAATTGCGAGCGATTGAGTTTGCCGCTGGGCTGGCGGTGGTCGGCGACAACGTGGTCATGAGTTTCGGCGTGCGGGACGCTGAAGCGTGGCTCGTGGAAGTGCCGGCCGCTGACGTGGCGAGCCTTCTCAATGACTCTGTCGTTTCGCAGCAAACTGGCAAAGACGCTCGCCGAAGCATGGCGGCCGCATGACTGGTTTGACCTGAATGACCGGGTCGAATCCCACTACTATCACAAGGCTTCTATCTGTGCCGACGTTCGCCCGAAGCGGGTGATTGAGATCGGCACCCGGTGCGGCTACTCCCTCGTCTCGTTTGCCCTTGCCGCACCCGAGGCCCGCTATCTCTGCCTCGACGGTGCCTGCGACGCCGACAGCTTTGACTGCCTAGCCCATTGGCAGAGCGTGGTCGAACGCTGGGCAATCGACGCCAGCTTGGTGGTCGTCGACACCGCCCACGTAAAGAGCCTTCCCCCGGCGGACTTCGCCCATGTCGACGGCGACCACTCGTTTGCCGGCGCCCTGCGTGATCTGCGGCTGGTCGCCGGCTGCAAGACCATCCTTGCCGACGACACGTGCAATCCCGAGGTGAAGAAGGCGGTCACGCAGTTCGCCGCCGAGCGGCACAGGCGGGTCGATTGGCACAACGACGGGCTGCGGGAATCGGCGGTGCTCACATGACGATCGCCGTCTACGCCCTGGCGAAGAACGAAGCGAAGCACGCTCTGGCGTGGGCGGAATCATGCGCCGACGCCGACGTGCGGATCGTCACCGATACGGGCAGCACTGACGGCACACAGGGCATCCTGACGCAGCTGGGCGTGACGGTCGTGAATGGCTACGTCTGCCCGTGGCGGTGGGATGACGCCCACAACCTGTCGATGAACCACGTGCCGCCCGATGTCGACGTGTGCGTGCGGCTCGACCTCGACGAGCGGCTGCAGCCCGGCTGGCGGGAAGCCATCGAAAAGGCGTGGGCGCCCGAGGTCAACAACCTCCGCTACAAGTACGTCTGGTCGTTTAAGCCAGACGGCAGCGAGGGCCTCGTCTTCATGAGCGACAGGGTCCACGCCCGGCAGGGCTTCCGCTGGACGGCAGCGACCCACGAGGGCCTTGTGTGCTGGACAGGCGAGAAGCGGCAGCGGGTGGCCGACGGGCTCGTCATCCACCACCACCGCGACCAAGGGAAAAAGCACGTCACCGACCTGCGGCTGCTCGAGGTGGCCTGTCGCGAGGCGCCGCACGACGCCCGCACCAAGTGGTACTACGCCCGCGAGCTCGACTACGCCGGCAAGCCTGAGGCGGCGGCAGAGTTTGCGGCCTACCTGCGAATGCCCGGCGGGCAGGTCACTGAGCGAGCCTATGCCATGCGTCGCCTGTATGCGATGACGGGCGAAGAGATCCACCTCCACCGGGCGGCTGCCGAGGCCGAGAACGAGCCCGACGCTTGGGAGAGGCTGGCACTGGCACGCTACCACCAGAAGAACTGGGTCGAGTGTTTAGCGTTCGCGGAGTCTGCCATCGCCTGTACCGAAGTTGGTACACACGCCACCGACCCGGATGCCATCGGGCGAGCGTATGACCTTGCCAGCGTCGCCGCGTGGGAGCTCGACAAGCGGCCACAGGCCCTGCTCTACGGGGAGCAGGCTATGGAAAGATTGCCAGCAGACGAGCGGATTCGGGCGAACGTCGCCGCGATGCGTCAGATTCTCGCACACACGCAAGCAGCCTAATGGCCTACCTGCGAGAGATTGCCGACGCACTCGCCGACAGCTTGGATTCGGTTGCGTGGACGCCCGAGACCACGGCGGTCTACCGCCGCAACTGGGCCACCGTCGATGTCGACGACATGGCCGAGCCCGTCATCTTCGTGACGCCGGGCGGCGCCGACGTTTCGCGGGTGAGCCGCGGCACGACGCAGACCGACTACTCGGCTGATGTGTTCATCGGTCGCCACGTCCAGAGCGACGCCGAGGTCGACGGCATGATCGACCTGGCTGACACCGTCATGCTCTACATCCGCACGCATTCGTGGGCCGGCGTGACGTGGCCGACCGGCGTGACCAAACCGCAGGCGCTGAGCATCGAGCTCAACCCGGATGACGCCTTGAACGATCGCAACGTGTGGCGGGCGGTCATCACTGTGACGTATCGCGTGTTTGAGGCCGACGCACTGCCGGAGGTGTGATGGCGCTTTCCATTTCTGCGCTCACCGGTCGCGGGTCACTGGTGCCAGACGGCGCTGGCGGCTGGAAGCTGCAAGTCTCGACCAAGTTTAAGTGGGACATCGAAAAGTTTAAAAAGCGCGAGGGCGCGGCCCGAATGAAGGCGCTGTCGAAGGTCGGGCTGCGAGTCAAGCATTCGTGCCAAAAGCAAATCAGCGCCCGGCGGCCAAACTCTAGGCCAAGGCAATGGAAGATCGCCAATCGGCAGGGCTTTGACCTGATCGCCTTGATAACTCGCGTGCCGCACCCGAATCGGCTGACCAGCTGGCGTACCCGCCGCAATCCAAGCGGGATGCTGCGAAACGACATTCAAGACGACTACGACTCCAAGTCGCGATCGGTGGTCGTTGGCCCCAGCCGCCTGCCGTGGCTCAATCAGATGCACGAGTTCGGCAAGGGCAGTAGCCGGGTCTACTTTTCGCCGATCGCGAGGCGGACGCGCGGCAAGCGCGTGCTGGGCGTTCTTAAAAACACGCCGCCAACGGTTGGCGTTGGCCGGGACAAGGTGGAGCAGGCCGGGATTTATTCGTTCACGTTCCGCGTCAAGGCCCGCCCCTACATGGCCAAGGGCTTGGCTGCAGTCCGCAAGAAGATTCCAGAAGAGTTCCGCAACCAGCTGCGCGGGCCATAGCCACACCCCCTGCGGTTGCCCGCCGACGGGCGCGAAACTGACCGGCACCGACCCCGGAGAAAAATCACATGGCAGGCGAAACCATCGTGCTCGGAAAGGACGTGACCTATACGGGCATTTCCAACGTCCGCGAAGCCACGATCACGACCACCTACGGCGAAGCCGACATCACGAAGAAGGGCGACACCAGCCGCAAGATCAAGAAGACGTGGGCTGAGCAGACGCTCGAAGCCACGTGCGTCGACGCCCCCGGCTGTTCGGCCGGCAATTCGATCAGCATCACCGTCAACGGCGGCAACGGTCACAACCTGTCGGGCGTTGAGTTTCTGGTGACGAGCGTTGCCCAAGAGGAGCCGCTCGACGACATCATCACCTTCACCGTATCGGCCACCCGCGGCGTGCAGACCGCCTAATCACGGAGCATCACACACATGGCGATTTCTCTCGGCTACGCCGCCGGCAGCCCGACCGGAGCAAACGGCGCAACTGGCGTGATTTCGGTCTCCTACACTGAGGAGGTCGAGGCCGTCGACATCACGCACCGCGGCAACGGTGCCAGCGGTGTTGCCACGGCCTTCCGCGTGGCGACCGGCGGATTCGTGACCAAGACGGTCGAGATTGAATGCCTCGACGCGACCAGCGTGATGACCGCACTGGCTCAGGCCGGCAGCGGTTACGCCGTCACCAGCGTCACTGAAAACCAGCCGCTTGACGGCCCGGTCACGTTCACCGTCACGGCCCGCGAGGTCTAAGCCGAGGAGACGCCGGTGGCGATCACCCTTGGCAAAGACTGCACCCTCACCATCGGCGGCAACGCCGTGGTCGGCGTTCGCAATGTGACCGCTGAAGAGAGCGTCACTGAGCAGGAGTTCGTGCCCTACGGCTCCCGGCTCTCTCACGTCTACCCGACCGCCTACGGCGTCACGGTCTCGCTAGAGACAATCGACGACAGCTTTGACTTTGTCACTGCCCTGGAGGCCGGCACCGAGCTCAACGTGGTGGGCACGGGCTTTGCCTTCACCGGCGTGGTGACAAGCGTCAGCGATTCGCAGCCGTTGGATGGCGTGCGGACGTTTAGCGTGACGATGCGACGCACCTACGCAGGGCTCAGATAATGAGAGAGTTTCGCGATGACCAGGGCAGACCGTGGCAGGTGGCGTTGACCGTCGCCGCGGCGATGCGGGTGAAGGACAACGTCACCGTCGACATCGAGGGCGAGAAGAAGCCCTTCGACATCGTCGACGTGGCCAGCATTTCGACCACGATGCAGGTGCTGCGTGGGCAGTACACCACGCTCGCCGAAGCGCTCTACTTCGTGCTGGTGGCCCAGGTGAATGCCAAGGGTCTCACCAAAGAGCAGTTCCTTGACGGGCTGCGTGGCGACGCTCTTGACGCCGGTGCCAAGGCACTGGAAGGCGAGCTTATCGATTTTTTCCCCGAGCGGCTGCGGCGAATGGTCGGCCTGCTGGCAGCCAAGATGGACGAAGCGGCGGCCGAGCTGATGGCGAAGGCGGAGAAGGCGATGGCGGAGGCGACGACGGCCGACCTGCTCGAAGCGTCTGGGATGCCATCTACGAGGCCGCAGGAATCATCGGATGCCATCCCGGAGAGTGGACATTCAGAGAGCTTGTCGCCGCACGCAACGGCCGCCTAGAGGCGGAATGGTGGCACACCGCAAACCTGCTCTGCCAGTTCTACAACGCCAACAAACCGAAAAACAAACCTTCCGCCGACGCCTACAAGTTTCATCCGTTTGCCAAGAAGCCCAAGCCCGTGGCACGGCAGGCGACACCCGAAGACCTAGCGAGATTGTTCGGAACACCTAATGGCTAGTGCATCTGGAATCCGGCTCGGTAAGGTCTTCGTCGAGATCGGTGCGGACCCGTCCAAGCTCTTCGGGGCGCTCAACAAGCTCAACAAGCGGATCGGGTCCATCGGTTCGTCGATGACGAACTTCGGCGGCAAGATGACCGCCCTCGGTGCCGGGCTGGCCTCGCCGATTGCGTTGGCTGTTCGCCAGGGCACGAACTTCGAGAGCGTGCTAAAGAACATCTCGGCCAGCACGGGAGCCACCGCGCAGGACATCGGCAAGATCAACGCTGCTGCCATGCAGCTCAGCGAGTCGATGGGCACAGGGCCAACGGCCATCGCCCAAGGCTTCCTCGAGCTTCTGAAGGCCGGTATGCCGCTGGAGGCGGTGCTGGGCGGTGCCGGCAAGGCGGCCCTGGAGTTTGCCAAGGTCGGCGAGTTGTCGGTGGCCGAGGCGGCTGTCGTGATGAGCGACGCCATGAACGTTTTCGGCGTCGAAGCGGCCGGGGCTGCGAATACCATGTCGGCGGCAGCTGATGCCTCGTCAACGTCGATCCAAGAGATCGCGATGGCCTTCACGCAAGTCTCGGCCGTCGCCGCTCAGAGCAACCAGGGCATCGACGACGTGGCGGCTGCGTTGGCGCTCATGGCAAACGCCGGCGTCAAGGGCTCCGATGCAGGCACGTCGCTCAAGAATATGTTTGCCAAGCTAAAGTCGCCTGTCGATGCGGCTGCAAATGCCTTGGCGTCGATTGGCCTGTCGACCGAATCTTTCCGCGACGCGAGCGGTGCCATGCTGCCGCTGGCTCAGCAGATCGAGGTGCTTCGCAACGCTACGGCCGGGCTAGACCAGACGGCGAAGGACGATGTTTTCCAGCGTGTCTTTGGCACCGACGCAATCCGTGCGGCGCTTATTCTGACCGAGGCCGGCGCCACCGGCATCGACGGCATGAAGAAGTCAATGGCGGATGCGTTGCCGGTCAGCGAGAAGTATCGGCAGCTGCAGAGTGGGCTGGCCGGCGTCGGCGAGTCGCTGATGGGCAGCCTGGAGAGGCTGTCGATTGCGATCACTGAGGCCCTTGGCCCGTCGCTGCTTGAAGCAGGAAAGTTTCTTAAGAACGTGGTCACTGGGCTCACGGCATTCGTAAAGCAAAACGGCGATGCCGTTGTCAGCTTTGCCCAAACGTCTGCAGGGATTCTTGGGTTTGGTGCGGCTCTGATTGCTGCAGGCAAAGCGTTGACGCTGCTGAGCTCGGTAATGGCCATAGTGCTGTCGCCGCTCGGGCTTGTCGCCGCCGGCGTTGCTCTTATCGCAGTGAAGTCTGGATTCGCCGAAGAGGCCATCGACGGCTTGCAGCAAACGGCCGAGGGCGTCGGCAGCAAGATTTCCGACGCACTTGGCTCGGGCGACTTTGAGAAGGCATGGATCTACGCCATTGCGGCCGTCGAGGAGGCTCTTCTGCGAATGCGGGCGGCTTTCGAGCGGGCGATTCAGCGGCCGATAAACCTTGCCGCAGTGCGGCTCGCAGAGAGCGGGACCACGACCGGAATTGAGCAGCGTCTTAAGCCGCTCATGGGTCAGGCTGGCATTCGGTCGAAGGACTCCTTCCAGGCGTTTCGGGATTTGCAGAATGCCAGCACAAAGGAGCAGTTTGACGCAGCCCGTCAGCGTGCAACCGCTGCGGCGGCGAACGCGCGAGGAAAGGGCTTCGACGACCCGGCAAAGGCCCTTGATGAAATGGTCGAACTGGTCAGACAGCGGCTGACGCAGGTCGGCGTGCTTGGCGACAACGCGCTGGAGCGTGGCATCCAAGAAATCACGGCCAGGGCCGAAAGCAAGATCACTGATCTTGATACCAAGCGGGCAGCAGCGGCTGCCGCAGAGGCTGCGAGACCACAAATGGGCGAGATGGGCCCGGCGATGGCTGGTGGTGCAGCTGCATTGCCTCCTCCTGGTGGCGGGCTGTCTGCGCCGCCGTGGCTCCAAGCCATGATAGATGAGGAAAAGGCTCGCCAGGATGCCGAAGAACGTGCCCGCAAGATAGAAGAGGAAAACAGGGCTGCCGTAGCCAGCCAAAGCGAAGCGGTCGGCACCTTCTCGAGCGTCGGCATCGGCGGCATGGGATTCGGGTCAAACCTGCAGCAAAAGATTGCAGACGCAGCCGCAGAAACTGCGAAGCACACTGCAGAGATTGCTGAGCAGGGGAGGGGAGGAATTCAGCCCTAATGCCAGTCGCCCAATTCATTGAAACCTCTGAAAGCCGCTCCGCGACCCTGCATCGCAAGGGAAAGCGAGCCGACTCGACCGTCACGGTCACCTACCTCGCGTTTGGCACCAGCGTCGACACCGAGGTGCATGCCTACGCCAACACGTTTTTCTCCACCAATCGCTTCTACACGATTGGCGACTACACCTTCATGGTCGAGCAGTACTCGGTGGAGTACATCGGCGATGAATGCTTCCAAGTCACGGCGACCTATACCAAGACGGGCGCCGACAACGAGGAGCAAGAGGCGCCGCTGCGGCGGACGCGGTCATTCGACACCGGCGGCGGCTCGCAGCACATCACGCAGGCCGAGTACGAGGAAAGCTACGCCGCGACCGGGACGGCGCCGAATCAAAACAAGGCCATCGGCGTCGACGGTGACAGCGTGGCCGGCGTCGATGTCATCGTTCCGGCTCTGCAATGGACCGAGACGTATGACGTGCCGAGCACGTATGTCACGGCCGCCTACATCAAGGGCGTGGCGGCGCTCACGGGCACGGTAAACAATGCCGCCTTCCGCAGCTTCCAGCCGGGCGAGGTGCTCTTCGCAGGGTGCAGCGGAAACCAAGAGTGGGACTCGGAGAAGGGCGACGGCCCGTGGTCGCTGTCCTACAAGTTCATCGCCAGCCCGAATCGTGGGCTCCCAACGGGCGTGAGCGGACCGGCCACGGCTGCGGCAATCAACGTTGGCTCAATCAGCGGCATCGTGAAGAAGGGCCACGAATACCTTTGGATTCGCTACGAGGCGGCGGTTGACGGGTCTGATTTACTGAAGCGACCCAAGTACGCCTACGTCAACCAGGTCTACCGCGAGGAAAACTTCGCGGGACTCGGCATCGGGAGCTAGTCATGGCGAAGCCCGACGGACGCATCGAGAAAGGCCAGCGGCTGAGCACGGCGATATCGGCGCGCCGGTGGAACGACTTGTGTGATGCGGCCGATGTTGTGCAGGGGAGGCGGCCGGGAGTGCAGGCTGGCAACCTTGACGCTATTGCGCGACCGTATACGTGGGTTTACGTTCGGAATGAAAGCGTGTCATTGAACACGCCTGACATTGAACGTTGGCAACCAGTGCATTTGGTCGGAATCTGGAATCAGTCGTATGGATTTAAGGGAACTGAAGCATTTGACGACGTTCCCGTGCTTAGCGGCGCAAACAGCGTACAATCCGGTGGCTCGTATGCGTGGGGTGTAGCTGTCGAGCCAATTGCTGATGGAGCAATTGGAAAAGTTGCCGTATCTGGCATCGTAAAAAGCAAGGTGCGAACCAAGTACCTGCAATCGTCACCGTCAACATTCCCAAGATTTGTGCGGCCAGACCTGAATACAAAGTGGCTTCAGCATTCGCACTACCCAAGTGGCGGCCTGGCAGTTCACATTGACGAGGCGGATCTAACCACCGAGAACGATAATGCTTTAACTTGGGCAATCATAAGACTAGGCGATCAGCAAGGCATACGTCGCGGCATTGTGCGAGGCGGATGGGCTAATGGATCCAAGAAGACAATAGAAGAGGCACAGCCATTTGTCGAGATTCCGGAGACTGATGATGGGGAAACACGCTACGGCGTCAACGACGAAGTGACTGTTTACCAACGACAGTTTGAAGCCTATAACTTTTTGGCAACCCTAGACGCCGGCCAAGAGCGGTGGGTTTATTGCGCTCTTATTGGAGGCGTGTGGGAGCTAATAGGATTTGAAGTCGTGCGACAAAGCTGGAAGGACTTAGAGGATTCGACAGATAAGAATATTTTCACTTGATCTACCGTTTGACTAACCCCACCCCCTCCGGCCCCGCTGCACCCTAGCCGAAAATCCCGGCTATGGACGCCTTCCGCCAGGCCCTTGCGGCTGCCCTCGACTCGCCGCCTTTTCTCCTGCCACCCGTTCGCCACGTTCGCGGGATCGTCATCCCGGCTGGCGGAGACCTGTACGACCGCCTTGCGTGGCACCTCGTCCACGCCCTGCGGCAACTGGGCTGCAGGCTGCCCATCCAGATCTGGCACCTGCCGCGAGAGGCAGACATCACGTGGCGGCGGCTCTTCGAGGGCGAGGGCTGCGAGGTCATCGACGCTGGCATCGTGGCCAGCAATCTAGGCGTAGCCGCCCCCGCTGGCGGCTGGCAGCTAAAGCCGTTCGCCCTGCGGCACTGCGACATGGCCGAGGCGATGCTGCTCGACGCAGACAACGTGCCGGTCAAAGACCCGAGCTACCTATTCGCCGACCCCGGCTACGAGAGGCACGGTGCGATGTTCTGGCCAGACCTCGCCCCGCCCCGCAGCCGTGGCCAGTGGGTGCCCGTGGCCGCGTGGCGAAACGTCGGACTTGAGCAAGACAAGGCAGCACGGCCTTTTGAGAGCGGCCAGATCGTCATCAACAGACGCCGCAGCTTGGCAGCCCTTGACGTGACGTGCCTGCTCAATGAGTGGTCAGACTACGTCTACAAGTGGGTGTACGGCGACAAGGATACGTTTCTCTTGGCATGGCACTTGGTCGGCCAGCGGTATCACATGCCGCCCCGCAATCCTGTGTTCCGCGAGCCGGCCATCTGTCAGCACGACAGCAAGGGCGAGCTCGTCTTTCAGCACGCGACCGCCGGCAAACACGCCATCGCGCGCGGCGAGGTGCTGCCCGGTATCATCAATCGCCGCTTCGCCCCGGATGCTGCCGCCGACCTGCGCCGGAAGATGGCGAAACTCCGGGCGGAAGTGGCATCGCAAAAGTTGACGCCGCAAGTAGAACCGAATGTGGCACCGGAGGCCACGGCGTGAAGCGGCGACGGCGAACGCTCTACATCGGCGACAGGCGATGGAAGCTCTTGCAGCAGCGGCTTCGTGACCGGCGTGGCGATTGCAACATCGAGACAAAGACCATCCGCGTCTGCGAGTCGCTTGTCGGGCAGGAGCTGGTCGAGGTCTTGGTGCATGAGATCGTCCACGCACGTGTCTGGGATCTTGACGAGACGGCAGTAAGCGACATCGGGCAGGCGGTGGCGTCGGCTCTCGCAAACTGGAATCTGCTCAACACGGAGGAATGATGCCGGCCGACCCGATCACTAAGATGGCGAAAGACTTGTGCAAGCGATTCCCAGACGCGCCCGCCCGAACGCTTGCCCGTCGCCTCGTGGCCGACAGCAACGGCGCCATCACGCTCGAATCGGCTCGCTCTCGCATCCGCACCTTCTTTGGCGTGTGCGGCAAGCAACGGCACCACCTCGCCTCGGTCAAGCGTGCCGCCCGCAAGCCAGGGCAGATGTTTGAGATGCCGAAGAGCAAGGCCACGCCATTCCTGCCGGTGCATCTCGACGTGACGGGCACCGTGGGAATCATCAGCGACCTGCACGTGCCGTATCACTCAGAAAAGGCGGTGCTCTCTGCAATCAACCACCTGAAGTCGCTCGGCATTTCGTGCCTCGTTATCAACGGCGATCTCTGCGACTTCTACTCAATCTCTCGATGGATTAAAGACCCGCGCAAGCGAGACTTCGGCCAAGAGATGGCGGACTGCCGGCAGATGATTGAGCAAATACGCAAGCAGTTTCCAGACATCCCGATTTTGCTGAAACAGGGAAACCACGAAGAGAGGTACGACCACTGGCTTTTCCAGCACGCTCCTGAGCTCGTCGACGAGCCGTCGATTTCGCTGCCCAAGATGCTGAAGCTCGACGAGTATGAGGTTGAGTACGTCGGCGAGCACCGGCCCGTAATGATCGGCAAGCTGCCGGTGCTACACGGGCACGAACTGAAGAACGGCATTTCGGCTCCGGTAAATCCCGCCCGTGGTGCATTCATGCGGACGCTGCACACGGTCCTAGTGGGACATTCCCACCGCAGCAGCGGGCACTGCGAGCCCGACATGTTCGGCCGGGAAATCTTCACGTGGAGCGTCGGGTGCCTGGCCGACCTCAACCCTGACTACTCGCGGTTTGCCAAATACAACCACGGCTTCGCTGCTGTGCATGTCGACAAGTCTGGCGCGTTTGACGTGGAGAACTTCCGCATCGGCAGCGGCGGGGAGATCCGCTCGTCATGACGCTCCCAGCCGACTACCTCGCCGACGTTGAGCGGCGGGCACGACGCTTCCAGGGACAATGGACCGGCTCGGAGGGCGGGCTGGCGGCAGATGTGATTCGACTCCTGAAAGAAAGGCAAGAGCTGATGAGCCAACTCGACACGATTGATTGCGGACCTGTCGAAACGACAACCACCGAGAGCATCCCGAGCGATTGGATTCTGCGAGGCGACCGGGAACTGCGGCAGGAGAAGACGACGCCGCGGCTCAAGGGCGACGGGCTCTTGGCGGCAAAGCCCGACCAGCTGCGGCCCGGCTCGCTGGCGTTCATGGAAGTCATTGAGGAAATCCGGCAGCTGCACTTGGCCAAAACGCAGGACTACGGCGCCGACAGCGACGCCCTGAAGAACATTAGGGACGGCGCCGACGTGGTCGGTATCGAGCCCTGGAAGGCGTGCCTGATCCGCATGGCCGACAAGATGACGCGGCTGCGGAGCTACTGCCACAACGGGCGGGTCGAGTTCGACGGCGTCGAAGACACGCTTAAGGATTTGGCTGCCTATGCCATCATCGCCGAAGTGCTGCGCCGCGAATCCACACGCCCTGCCACCTAGCCTACGGCAGGCGTAGGTTGCTGGCATGGCAGAGACCGTGACGGATGTCGTGTCGGGAACGCTGCGCACCACCTTGACGTGGAACCGCACCGACACGCAGCAGCTGGGCACCGTCTCCAACAAGAAAACGCAATCGGGCACCTACACGATTGCAGACGGCAACTCGAGCGGGCAGGCCGACCTGGTCTTTACTGACACGCGGACCATCGCCGCCAACACGGTCGAGGAGATTGACCTGCTCAACCTGACGCAGAGCACCCTCGGCGTCGATGTGCCGTTTGCGTTTCGGCAGCTCAACCTGGTGCGAGTGGTCAACAAGGAAACCGCAGCCGGCAAGCGGCTGCTGTTTGGCGTCGACCCCGGCCGGCCAACGAGCGTCTACGCCGCCGAGGTGGGGCCGGGCTGCGAGTTCGTATCCGCCAACACGACCGATTCGTGGGTCGTTACGAATACCAACTCGACCATCTACATAAGCAATCCCAACGCATCGAGCCTGACCTACGAGCTCTACCTTTTCGGCAACTCGACGGCTGTCGGAGGTAGCGGACTATGAGCGTTTTTTCTGTCACCGGCCGCGTGACGATGACGCCGACGTGGTCGGAGGATCTCGACCTCACGGCCATCGTCGACAAGACCACCGTCGCGCTCTCGACCGCTCTCACTGACGGCACTGGCAACGACCAGGCCGACGCCTACTGGCGCGACACCATCACGATTGCCGCCGCGGCCACAACGAGCCTCGACCTGCGAGCGTTGTCGCGGCAGCTCATGGGCGGCACGGCCACCGACACATTCAGCAAGGTGAAGATCCTCGCCATCTACAACAAGGCGACCGCCGGCACCATCTCGGTCGGCGTGAGCGTGGCCAACCGCTGGACGGCTCTGGCGGCCGGCTCCATCACGGTGGGCCCGCAAGGCGTCTTCTACGTCGCCTATCCTGGGGCCGGCTACGCGACCGGCGCGAGCGACAAGGTGCTGGCCATCACGAACAACGGCGCAAGCGCCTGCGACATCGACATCTACATCGTCGGAGTACACGCATGATTTCCACCAAGCCCATCTCGGCTGCAAGAGACATCAAGACGCTCGGAGACCAGGTCAAGGCGTTTGTCGTGGCGGCTCGCGAGGCTGCCGAAGACGGCCTTACCGTGAGCGAGTTCGCGGAGCTTGCCGTGGCGTTGCTGCGGCTGGTCATTGCCACGCTCGACACCATTCCGGTGGATGGCGAGCAAAAGAAAAAGTGGGCGGTCGACGCTGTCGGGATGCTCTTTGACGAAACCGCCGACAAGGTCGTTCCCGTCATCGCGTGGCCGCTCTGGATGATCGTGCGTCCCACCGTGCGGCAGCTGGTGCTTCTCGCGACCGCCGGTGCCATTGAGTCCCTGTTGCCTATCGTGAGGGCTTCCACATGACGATTGCCGGTCTCCTCGCCGCTGCGGCGGCCATTCTGTTTTGGCCCAAGGGCAAGCCGGCACCGGCGCCGATGCCGTTTGAGCCTGTCGACGTAAAGCCGTTGCCGCCTCGCGTGCCGGGCTTCCTCGAGGCGACGGCGGCTCTGGCAGATGTCCGCAAGAGGCTGGTGGCCACCGACGAACTGGGCGAGGAAGAGCGGGAAGCCATCGACACGCTGCAGCTGGCTCTGACCAGCGGGAGTGACAAGCCATGAGTAGGCTTCTCATTGCCGGCGGCTTCGTGCTGCTGGCTGGCATTCTGTGGCTCGCGAGCGGCGACAAGACGCCCCCCCCGGCACCTACGCCCGAGCCGGCCGGCATCTCGCTGCGCGGGCTTTTTGTCGGCCCTACGGCAGCCGATGACGCCGCGACCCTGGCCGCCCTGTGCGACGAGATCGCCGCCGTCATTGAGTGGGACGGCAACCTACCCGGACCCCGGCTGAAGACGGGCATTCAGATGGATGACCTGCGTGTCGCCGCCCGCGAGGGCCGGATGCGTGGCGTGAGCATCGGCGACCGTCAGCCGCACGTGCGAAAGGCGATTCACGACTACCTCGATGAGCAGATCGGCGTCGGTGGCGGCCCGGTCGACAAGGACCAGCGGGCGAAGTGGGTGACGACATACCGAGCCGTCGCGAGGGCTTGCGAAGATGCTACGAAGTGAACGCGCCCTAGCCGCTGGCATCCTAGTCTTTGCGGCGGTTGTGCTGGCTCTCTATTACGTGCCGGTGCCGGCGCCCAAGGAAAACTTCGGCTACACGCCGAATCCAGACGGCGTTCGTCAGTTCCTGCAGGAGCTAGACGAGCCGCTCTTTGCCCAGGCGGGAGCCGAAGCGATTCGCGAGGCCAAGGGCGTCGACACGTTTTTGTATCGGCCGCTCTACCGTGCCCACCAAGCCCGCTACGGCAAGCCGTTTGTCGTCGGCAGCCAGGGAATCGGCGACTGCGTTTCGTGGGGCTGGGCTCATGGGATTTGGATTGCTCAGGCGGTCGACTGGGATCTCGGCCGGCTGCCCGAGCCGCCCATCGCACCGGCTACTGAGAGCATCTACGGCGGCTCGCGAGTCGAGGCCCGCAACAAGCCCGAGGGAGGTGGCGGGTGGAGCGACGGCAGCTACGGCGCCGCTGCGGCGAGGTGGTCGCGTGACTGGGGCGTGATCTATCGCGAGCCCGTCGGCGGGCACGACCTGACGAACTACAGCAGCAAGCGGGCGAAGGACTGGGGCAACTGGGGCAACGGTGGCGAGGGTGACAAGGGAAAGCTGGATGCCGAGGCCAAGGCTCACCCGGCCAAGTACGTCTCGCTGGTCCGCACGTGGACCGAGGCCAGCGCGGCAATAGAGTCTGGTTTCCCGGTCGTTGTCTGCTCTATGGTCGGATTTACCAGTGTTCGCGACGCTGCCGGATTCTGCCAAGCGTCGGGCACGTGGGCACACTGCATGTGCTTCATCGGCGTGCGCTACGGCAACCGCCCCGGCCTACTGTGCCTTAACTCTTGGGGCCCGTCCTACGTGGGCGGCCCGCGCTGGCCCGACGATATGCCTGACGGCTCCTTCTGGGTCGAGAAGGCTACCGCCGACCGGATGCTCTCGGCTGGCGATTCGTTCGCCGTGGGCAGCATCGACGGCTTCGGCTTTCGCGACTTGCACCACGGCAACTGGCTGATGCCATTCCCACCTCGCCCGGAGACCGTAGCGAATGGACCGTAAGACGCTCATCATCTGTTTTGTCTGCCTCTGCGTGGGCTGGTACAGCGGCGGCAACAGCAAGCCCGACAAGCCCGCGCCGCTCGACAACCGCCCGGTGCTTAAGTGGATCGCCCGCGCGGCCAAGACGCTGTTGTGGGTCTCTTTGATTGCCGAAGAGCCGCCAAAGCCCGAGCCGCAGCCCGAGCACATCGCCACGAAGGACGGTCAACCGCTTCTCGACCACGGCAGGGGGTGGTAGCCATGTGGCAGGCATTTCTGGCATGGCTCGCGTCACTCGCCGCCGACCCGGTCGCACTGGACCGCGAGGCACCTCGGGCAGCTGCTGCAGTCGCGGCGGCCTACGCATCGCTCGCGACCGACGCCAAGCCCACGCCAGAGCCCGAGCCAGGGCCGCAGCCAAAGCCGGGCGGCTGCTGCAACGAGTGCGGCGGCAAAGGCTACATCGTCCACGGCGACGGCCACCGGACCGCGTGCCCATGCCCGCCGACGTGCAAGTGCAAGGCGACGCTGAATCGGGCGACCTGTCCTGACGGCCGTTGCCCCGCCCCCGGCGCGTCGCTCGCGCCTGTTCTACCGGCCCGGCCTGCGGGCGGGAGGTAGCGGTGAGCGACGCGCCTGCGGTGGAACATCTTGGCAGCATCCGCACGACGATCCGCCGCTGCATCGGCGAGCCGGCTACGCTCATGCCCGAGGTGACCGACGCCATCGTCGACGCCGTGCTGCGTGTCTGGCCGTCCGACTGGGCAAGCCTGTTGGCCAGGAGCAGCAGCTGGCGGGCTGGCGAGACGTTCTACCGTTTGACGATCTTGGTCAAGGCACGGGCCCGCGAATACATCGAGTGGCGGTACGGGCTCACCCGCAACGTCGAGACCGCCAACGCGATACTGCTCGAGCGAGTGGTGGATGAGGTCGCGATGTTTTGGCTGGAGAGTGCCGAGCATCGGCAGGTGATCCGGCAGGCGATACACGCGGCGAGGAAGGCATGAGTAGTGCCGTCGACAGCCTCGGGCGGTTCACGGGAAAGGGCGGTCGCTGCGACCACGTTGTCAGCCTCGCCGAATGGAAGGCCATGCCGCAGGCAGAGCAGGATGCCGTGGTCGCACAGATTGCCAAGCGAGCCCAGGCAGATGGCTTTCCGCATTTTCGCCTTTCGCGTGCGGACAAGCTCTGCCGGTTTAGCGAACTCACGGCCTACGACCGTTCTAGGTTGATTGCCGATGGCATCATCGGCATCAGCACCCACGGGCTCGGGTTGTGCTGGCATTACCACCCGCATCACTGGAGCGTGAAGTGTGGCTGCCAGCGACCGGTTATGGATGCGTGGGATGACGAAGACCGACTGCGGGCTGCAATCGCCAAGGGCATCCCGCACAACCACCGCACAGGCGGCTACAGCGTCGACGCCGATGGACCGTATATGTCGGCCAGCGACCTGCGGAAATCGCTCGGCAGGGCAACCGGCGTGCAGCGGGTCAGCAACTTCCGGCCGACGGCGGCCGCCGCCATCTACGACCGATTCTGCCGCGGTGCGACGTGGGACCCATGCGGCGGCTGGGGAGGGCGAATGCTGGGAGCGATTGCCAGCAAGAGAGTCGAGCGATACGTCTGCTGTGAGCCCTCCACGCAAACCTCGCAAGGGCTCAAGGCAATGGCCCGAGACTTGGCCCACCTGACCAGCACCGATTGCAGCGTCGTAAAAAAGCCGGCCGAGGACTACGAGCCGCCAAGGCGGGAGTTTGACCTGGTCTTCACGTCGCCGCCCTATGGCCGCACCGAGGTGTATAGCAACGAGCCAACGCAGTCCTGCCATCGGTATCCGCTGATTGCCGCATGGACTGAGGGCTTTCTGCGGCCGATGATTCAGCGGGCCGCCGATGCCCTGACGCCACGCGGCTGGATGCTGTTGAACGTCGCCGACACCCGTCAGCACCCGACGCTTGTGGAGGACGTAGAGCGAGTGGCCGGCGAGGAGGGCTTCGACCAGCACGCCGGGCTGCAGCTGGCGATGTCAAACATTCAGCGCGGCGGGCTCAAGACCGAGCCGGTGCTTGTGTTTCGCTTACGCTGACGAGCGGCCCGCAATTTCTGCTCATGCCGCGTGAAGTGCCACCGTATGGGCTCAATGACAGACGTGTCGTAGCAGCGCGTGCCGATGACCCAAAAAAGCGTTGAGGTCGACGGCGTCAGGTTGTCAGCCATCCACGCCCAGGCTTTCGCCTCGTATGTCCAGTCAAGCCATGCGTGCTTCATCAAGTGGCGATATGGCTTGGGCGATGCAACCTCGACCACTTCGCCCGTGTATTGCATGTGGATGGGCAGTGAGTCGTGCCATCGTTTTTTGTTTGAAGCGTAGTGGCCGCTCAGCGTGCATACATAAACTCTTTCGACCGGCTTCCCGTGCTGAGCCAGGCCACGCAGGATGCCGATTGCCGTCAGGCCACTGCCGCCGATAACGACAATCTGCCGCACACTGTCTGGCACGTTCTCCACCTGTTTGGCGATTGGCTGCATAGCCCTGTCGCCGCACATGCCAAACCGCACAGGCATGAATCCCGTCTCGGCCACCAGCTCGTTGACATCTCGCAAGTACCCGCTCGGGTTTGGGTTTCCGACGCCATAAACCGCCGCGCCTTCAAGCTGTGCCAGGCTGGCATTGATGCGGTTGACATCACGCAGGCCGTCGGGAAACCAAGGCGTCGTGACCGCACACCTCAAGCCAAAGTGCTTTGCCACGCCTGCAACGATGGCGGTCTGTGGTGATGGCAGGCCGGCGCCAGTGCAGATCCCGTTGTTGTGCTGGTTCGATATTTGGTCTAGCTGGCCACCAACGACGTGCAGGCATTGCCGCACCTTTGACCCGACGTGTGGACCGAGCCGGAACGCATCGCCACGCTTGACCAAATACCCGTCAATTTCTTCAATCGGGTCAAGCTGTTCTGCTTGAAGACTCAGCAATACTAAACCCTGCTTTTCGCAGGCTCCCGAGCACCGCAGTCACGTTGCGGTTTACGTCATCAAGCTTCGACTGCTCGAACGACGCCACGCCTTCGCGGATGGCAAGCCGCTCAAGGCGGTCATAGCTGGCCGGCGTGTCGAACCCGAGCAGCGTCGCCGCGACGGCATCACGAACGACGGCGGGTGACTTGCGGTAGATCTCCATCGCAGCGATGAGCTGGTCGGCTGGCGTGCTTGGTACTTCCTGCCACATGGTCTCGTCTCCTCTGATTGGTTTGTGAACCGAGTGCATCTTTGCCATCCATCGGCGCGCGGTCAACCGCAGACGCAGAAAAACTTTTTGCCATGTGGACCGGTTGGACCTGTTGGACCAGTGGCTTCTTATCCGTGCTCCCACCAGATGCGGAAGTTGACAATTCCGATCCAGACAATCGCCATAAAACTGGTAAACATTCCAGCTCCTGAGTATGGCTGTGATTCACTGAAAAACGTCAAGCAAATTCCAACTATGAGCGCAATGACGCCAATCACCTTCTGCAGCTTGAGCGCCTTCTTCGTGTTCTCTGTCGTAACGTGCCCGCGGACATCTTGAGTATCAGCCATTTCCGTTCTCCTTGGGTGGTGCCATCACCCTACGGCGGGGACGGTGTGGCGAAAACTGAACAGCCGTCACGTTCCCGTCACATCAATCTTCGGCAACCGGTCGAGGGCGGACGGCCCGTGGCCCACGATCCGAGGGTCGAGGTAATGCTTTCTGGCCAGGCCGCCTTGGTCGTGATGGTCAAGCAGCTCATGGGCGGCGCCGCCCGCGGCCTGGTAGTACGAGGCGGCAGCTTTGCGGAAGCCGTGAAAGCCCCGGCATTTGATGCCGAGCCGATTGCACTGCCGCCGCAGGTGCAGGTAGATCGTGGTCGGCAGACGCTCCCAGTCCCATATTGGCTCGGCAGGCGGGCCTTGGTGGCTGGCCAGCATCGCAAGCAGATCGGGCGAAAGCGGCCGCTCGATGTCGCGGGTCTGTTTCTTCCTGGTCTCGGCCCGAAACCGAATGACCCCCCGCTGCCAATCCACGTCGCCCCAGGTGGCCGCCATCACCTCGCCGATCCGACCGGCGGTCTGCCAGAGGGTCAGGTATAGCGTCGAGAAAAACCACGCCCGTGGCTTCGGCCGTCTGCCGGTGACGCCGCGAAACTTGTGGCAGTCGGCGATCAGGCGTCGCACTTCGTCCACCAAGTAGCCCTGGGGGGCTTTCTCTGGCACGCGAAAGGGCGGCAGGGCCGGAAACTCGACGACACTGCCATCGGCCTTCTGGAGTCGTTTCTTGGCCGCCAGCGTCCACATGGCCACCAGCTGCGTGCGGTCCTTCTTAACCGAGTGTCGACTAATGGGCGTCCGGCCAAACACCTTGGTATTACACCGGTCCCGCAGGAAGCGGCTCACGATCAGGTCGTCAAGGTCGTCAAGGCTCGGCTCGTGGCCTAGGTGCTCGCCAAACCGGGCGATCGACTGCAGGTAGAGCGCTACCGTGCGGTCTGACAGCTGGTGCAAGGGCGCGTAGCGGTCGTGCAAGAAATCTTTGAGCAGCATGGCCGGTCTCCTGTGTCCTGGCCGGCCGCAAACTCCCTTCCGCAACCGGTGTTAGCCAGTATCTACAGTCTCGTACTGTACGCAAGTCCAGGGGAACCCCATCCGCTGGACATGATGACTGACGATGAACGGTACGGCGGCTCTTCGGCCGATGTCAACGGATTTGTTTGGACCCTGCGTTTTCTGCGGAATAGGCTGACCTCATGGCGGACTCAGGCAACGACCTTCTCTCTCCTGCTGAAGTGGCCGACATCGTCGGCTGCTCAAAGGTCTATATCTGCCGCCTCATCAATGCCGGAAAGCTGCCGGCCAGAAAGGTCGGGCGGTCGTGGGCCATCGCCCGCAAGGATGCGGCCGAGATCGAGGTCACGACCCGCGCTCGCATCCACCAGGCCAAGAAGGCCGCAAAAATCACCAAAAAACGCCGGTGATTTAGCCTGCTCGAAAAAAATCCAAAGTTGGTCTTGCCAAGTTTACGATCAGTAACTTAGAGTTCGCCCGTCGTGGGCTGAGCCCAGTGACACGAAGCAAGGATGCGAAGCCATGAACACCGACGTATGGATCGAGATTCTTTTGGTGCTGGTTCGCCTGTTGTCAGCCGGCGTTTTTGGTCTTGCGTAGTTAACGACCGTAAACAACGATGGACCAAGGTTGTCTCTCAAAAAACCCTCACAAACCCTACTGTTGACCTGTACAGCAAGCTGGATACATTCCCCCTTACGCGGCATGAACACGTGTTCAACACCGCAGACTTGACCGAAGGACGAGGCGGCAGCGTGGCACGGAAAGCCAACACAAGCGCGGCCGCCGCAACACGAGGAGCAACGGATGCAGGCCTGGAAGGACGTATCGGACACGCTGCTACGCAGCTGGCGGGCTCGCGGGTACACCGTCGACGCCGTGCAAAAGCTCACAAAGATCCCGCTCGAGGTGCTGCAAGAGCGGTACTACCGCCTGTATTGCACGGAGACAGTGGCCGATCCAACGCCGCTGGAAATCAAGCAGAGGTGCGCCGAGATCCAGCGCGCGTGGTCGGACAGCGAGCGGCGGCGGCGGTCGGTCTACAGCAACGGCGAGTGGACTCCAACCGTCGTACCCGCATCGGTGGTCACGTTGGCTTCCAACTCCGCGGATGGCTGCACCGCGTGGTACGGGCACATGCGGCCCTCTGCCACGTCGTCCGAGTCTACGGCGACCCGAAGAGGGCGGGCGGGATGAGTAATGAAGGCAATCTCCACGTCGCACGGGCCGCAGCTGGTGACCCCACGCTGCTTCACGACTCGCTCGGCGTGGCGATCGACGAACTGACTGACATTCGCCGCGAGGTCATCGCGGTGATGGATGCGGCACCGCCAACGTCGGCGAGGCCAGGGAGCTTTGCAAAGGTCGAGGAGATGCGACGCCGGGCGGAATCCGGCCAGAGCATCTTCATCGATAAGGACGCCACCAGGAGCTAGGACAGATGGACATCTTTAACACACGTGCCTTGGCTGCGGCCAATCGCGAGATTTTGCGGCTGCAAGAGGAGGTCGCAGACCTGAAGGCGGCACGATCGGCAGCGATCGATGCCCACCGGATCGTGCTCGACGAACACAAGGCCGACGCCGTGCGGCTGCGGCAAGAGTTGACGCGGGCCTACTCGACGCTGCGAACCGCCTATGCGGCGATCGACGCGTTGGTGCTCAAGGCCGACGAACACGTACTGGCCGACTGCTGGTTTGAGTCGTCGGCCGAGCCGGTATCTGCAGACAAGTGACGGAGCGGTGCCGGCGACGGATCGTCGGCCGCCACGGATGGTTTCTACCGGCCGCGACCAAGGGATTGCGAGCGGCCGGTCAATGACACGGAGTAGTCGATGCTTTGCCTTTCACGGAAGGAATCTGAGTCGCTGGTCTTGCCCGGTCGCGGTATCGCCGCGGTCAAGGATTGGCTTGACGACCAGATCGAGATCGTGGTGATCGCGATCGAGGGCGACCGCGTGAAGCTCGGCATCGACTGCCCCGACGAGGTCGATGTGTACCGCCATGAGGTGTGGCGGAGTGTGAAGCGCAAGGAGAAGGAGGAAACACGCGATGGGAATCTCGATTCGTAAGGCCAAGCGATCGGCCACCAAGCTGCGACTGTTGCTGACGAGCCCGAGCGGCGGCGGCAAGACCTATTCCGGGCTGCTGCTGGCCAAGGGCTTGGGCGGCAGGACGGTGGTCATCGACACCGAGGAGGGCAGCAGCGATCTGTACGACCAGCTGCACGAGTTCGACGTAGTCGATCTCAAGCCGCCATTCACGCCTGAGCGGTACATCGAGGCGATTCACGCCTGCGAAGAGGCCGGCTATGACGTGATCGTCATCGACAGCGTGACGCATTGCTGGAGCGGCAAGGGCGGCTGCCTTGAGCTTGTCGACGATATTGCGAAGGCGAAGTTCCGCGGCAACACGTGGTCGGCCTTTTCGGAAATCACCCCCCGGTGGCGTGCGTTTGTCGACGCCATCCTTCGATCGTCGGCCCACGTGATCTGCACCGGCCGCAGCAAGACCGAGACTGCCCAGGTCGACGATGGCGGCCGCAAGAAGGTGACGAAGCTGGGCATGAAGCTCGAAGCCCGCGACGGGCTGGAATACGAGTTCACATGCGTGCTCGACATCATCCACGACGGCCACTATGCGACCGTGAGCAAGGACCGCACCGGCCTTTTCACCGGCGACCCGAAGCCGATCACCGAGAAGACCGGCAAGCAGCTGTCCGAATGGCTGGCCGGCGGCAAGGCGGTGGCGCCCCAGGCCTCGCCGCTGCTGCAGAAGATCCGCGACACGATCGCGGCGGCGACGACGGTCAAGAAGCTGGGGGCCATCACCGATCGCATCGACCAGCTACTCAGCGTGGGCACGATCGAGACCGACCAGTGGTCGAAGCTGACCGACGAGGTCAACGCCCGCCACGACCAGATCGAGCCGGTCGACGCCGGCCAGGAGGCCGCCAATGCCGTGGCATGACGAGCCGCCGTGGACGGCGAAAAAGCGGATGACCGAGGTGGTCGAGAAGATCGGCCGAGTCATCGACGCCTACCGCACGGGCGACCTGCACTATCGGCAGGCGCTCACCGAGATCGACGAGTTGAGAAACGGCGCCGGCGGACCGGTGGCCAGGATTGGCGAGAACCACAGACCGGAGGTGCAGAGCGATGCTGACGTTTGATTCCTGGACGACTGACGAGAGCAACGGCGAGAAGCCGGCGCAGGCCGATCTGCCGATGGTGCCGGACGGACGCCACGCTGGCGAGATCAACTACGTGGCGATCAAGACGGCGAAGTGGGCCGAGAACCAACTTAACGCCGAGGGCACGTACATCCTGCTTGGCATCGACGTTGCTGGCTACAAGCGGGTTTGGGAGAGCGTGCCCGTCGACCGGCGGGCCAAGATCGAGGCGGTCTGCCGTTCGGCCGGCGTAGCCAGGCCGACGCCGCCCGACCCGTGGGATGAAGACCAGCTGAAGGGCAAGTGGGTCTCGATCGAGACCGTGGTCGGCATCGGCAAGAGCGGCAAGGAATACGTGCGTGTGGAGCGGTTCCACGGCGACAAAAAGCCGCTGCCCGATCTGCCGGCGAGGCCAGCGAAGCCGGCGAAGGAGCCGGTCGAGGATCAGTTTCCCGATGACATTCCGTTCTAGGAGGTGCGACATGGCACGTGTCTACAAGTGCGAGACGACCAGCACGGTTAACGCTCGAGACGGGCTCAGCTGGTACATGCGGTTTGCCGAAGTGGTGACGCTAAACGGCGTCGAGATGGTGAAGGTCGGCCAGAAGGTCTACGTCGACGAGCGTGACGAGTGGCACGCGACCGAGGCCGACGCGATGGAGGCGATGGCGGCCGAGATCGTTAGCCGCGGCGAGCAGCTGCTACGCCAAGCCGAGAAGCTGCGAGACGAGGCGGCGCTCAAGCGGGCGAAGGAGGTGGTGGCGACATGAGCAGATACGCACACCCGCCGGTGCGAGAGACGCCGGATGACACGTTCCGCTGCACCGATGACATCGTCGCCGAGCTGCGGCGGCTGCATCGTCCGCAGATGGCGGCGTGGGTGGCACGGCAGGGTCACGAAAACGCCGCAAACTGGCGCGAGAGGCGTCAGCTGATGTCTGAGATTCACGAACTGCGTGAGCGACTTGGAATGAACGTTAAAGAAAAGATTCACGACCCACGCCCACCAGCGGAGGCCAGTGATTGACACACGCCAGCCCTGGCGGCCGCTGCCGGACATCGGCGGCTACGGGCACCGCAGCGGGCGGTCGGTCAAACACCCGCAGTCTCGGCCACGGCACCTTACCACCGATGGTGACGAGACCGCCGGCCCGGCGTGACAGGGCCAATACAAGGAGGTTTGAATCATGAGCGACTACTGCCCACAGGCCGAGGCCGTGCTGCCGCTGTTTATGCCCCCCCCGGCACAGCGTCACAGCGAGACGAGCCGCGCCGTTGCAGCGTCGCTGACGCCGGCCAAGCTCACCGGCGACCGGCTGCGGATCTACCGCTACCTGCGTTCACGACCCGACGGTGCCACCGACGAGGAGATCGCGGCGGCGCTGGCGATGAATGCGAACACAGAGAGGCCCCGGCGGATCGAGCTACAGAAGATCGGCATGATCCGGTTGAGTGGGACCAGGGCGACGGCGAGCGGGCGTAAGGCGAATGTTTGGCAAGCAACGGCGGCGTCTGCGTAGACGTGCGGCCGAGGATTGGTGACCTGTCACGTAAAAGCAAAGGAGACAAGAAATGGCAGTGATTGAGTTTTGCAGGCGAAGCAAGGGCGGCAGGGGCCCCAGAGAAAAATCTGACCTTCGTGTTTACGCGACGGCAGAAACGGGGGGTGAGCGGTTTTCGATTGGGATTCGCGTCAACTGTGCGGTCATGAAACGAATGAGGTGGCTTGTTGGCGATCTTGTCCGAGCAACTTTTGACGACACCAACATGAAGTGGACGCTGCGTCGCGTTGCGGACGAAACGGGAAATCGTCTTAGCGCAGGTGGAAAAAAGTCAGGCGACGCGACCGTGCGATTTGCGGTTGATAAAAGCCTGCTTACATCGCTCTGCCTTTCAGAAGGCGGATCGTACGACTGCGAGCTAACCGACACTGAAGGAGACGTTGCTGTCTTCCGGATGCTTTAGCAGTAGCCGCCCTCGTGATAGGCACGGCGCCGCTTCAGCGCGGCGGGGCGGAATGGAAAGTTTATTACGCAAGGAGGCATTTATGCCGCAGGTTTTTGAAGACATCGAAATTGACGCAGAGTTTGCCAGCCTCCTTCCTGAGCTGGCAGCTGACGAGCGCGAAAAGCTTGAGCAGTTGATCGTCGATCACGGCGGCGCACGCGACCCGCTCGTTGTCTGGCCGTGTAAGGGAAAGATGACGTTGGTCGATGGCCACAACCGCTACGAGATATGCACCCGCTTGGGCCTGCCGTTTGACGTGGTCGAAAAGAAGTTTGCATCCAAGGCGGAGGCACGCATTTGGATGCGAGAAAACCAAGGCGGACGGCGAAACCTAACGCCTGCTTGGCGAATCGAAATAGAACTAGCCAACAAGGCCGACCTGTTGTCTATCGGCAAGGCCAAAAAGGTCGAGGAAGGCAAAAAGACTGGCCGCGGAAACAAAAAGGTTGTGTCACCAAGTGACAAAACCTTTTCTGAGCCGGTGGACACGCGTAAGGAGATCGCCAAGGCAGCCAAGACATCGGTCGGCCAGGTGGCGATGGCGGAGCAGGTCCGAGAAAAGCGCCCCGACCTTTGGGAGCAGGCTAAGGCCGGCGACATCGGCATATCCACCGCCTACCGGCAGGTCCGCAGGGCGGACAAGGAGGCCGCCCGCGAGGCCCGCCGCGAAGAGAACCGGAAGAAGATCGCCGCCGTGCCTGAGCCGGACCAGGCTGCCGCAGTGGCGGATGCCAAGTTCGCCACCATCGTGATCGACCCGCCTTGGGACTGGGGCGACGAAGGCGACCAAGACCAACTAGGACGCGCTAGGCCCGACTACAGCACGATGTCAATTGAGCAGCTGGAGCAGCTCGACGTTGGCGGCCTTGCAGACGATGACTGCCATATCTACCTGTGGATCACGAACAGGTCGCTGCCGAAGGGCTTTCGCTTGCTTGAGGCGTGGGGCTTTCGATACATCACCGCGATCACATGGGTGAAGCCGCACTTCGGGATGGGCAACTACTTTCGCGGCCAGACAGAGCACGTCTTATTCGGCGTCAAGGGAAGCCAGCCCCTCAAGCGAAAGGACGTTGGCACCGTTTTTGAGGCCGATCGCGGTAACGGTGGCCACAGCAGCAAGCCACCGTCGTTTCTTGAGCTTGTTGAGTCTTGCAGCCCAGGGCCTTACATCGAGATGTTTTCTCGGTCTAGTCGCCCGGGCTGGGTCACTTGGGGAGAAAATGGCAAATGATTTCCTTTACAGATCACTGGCAAGAGAACGTGTATTCCTTTGGCCAAAAGCTTGTTGCTTCCAAGGGCATCATAGAGTCGTGTGACGTTAACGAAATCCTGAAGCTGCGACTGCCTGGCTGCCTGTGGGCGAAAGAGACAGACGCAGAAACCGACCGCACTGGTGTTGATTGGATTGCGACTTTGTCTTGCGGCAGATCAGTAGGCGTAGACGTGAAGATGCGGGAGAAGGACTGTATCGCGTTTGGCAATGACGATTTAGCTCTCGAAACGTGGTCAGTAGTTGGTTCCAGCATTGGCTGGACTCGAGACAAAGAAAAGGTGTGCGAGTGGGTGCTTTGGGTATGGAAAGATACGGGCAGGTTTTTCCTTGTGCCGTTTCTCCCGCTATGTGCGGTGTTTTGCATGAACTGGCAGCAATGGAAGCTTGACTACCGCACGCGCAAGCAGAAGAGCGAACGCGGATCGCAGCGATGGGAAAGCGAATGCGTGTTCGTGCCTCGCGACGTTGTTGTTGAAGCAATAACCGAATGGTACGCCGGCAACTTAGGAGGCCAGAATGGCCGGTGAATGGCTAGCACTCGACATCGGGCTGCCTGATAAGCCCGAGGTCCAAGAACTGATTGACCTGACGGGCGAGCCTGTCGAGGTCGTGGTGTTTCGGCTGTTTCGCTTGTGGGGCTGGGCCAGCCTGCACTGCGAAGACGGCCGGGCCAAAATGACCCCCCCTCGGCTATGTCGTGTCTGCGGCGGAACGATCGATTTCTGGCAGGCTGTCGAGTCTGTCGGGTGGCTGAAGTTCGACGAGCAGGATGGAACCGTTGCTGTCTCTGGCTGGGATCGCCGGTTCTCTCAATCTGCCAAGGAGCGAGCTGCCGCCCGCAATCGAGCCGCAGAAAGCCGGGAAAAACACCCGGAGCCGGCGGCGCACGCGCCCGTGCGCAAAAAGCGCACGCACCCGTGCGCTTTCGGCGCACCAGAGGAGAGGAGATTAGATAGAGAAGAAGATCCTCCTCCTCCGCGAGATGCTGCGCAGTTCGATGCCCTGCGGGCGGCCTGGAACAAGGGCCACGGGCGGCCCTGGAAGCCGCACACGCCGCCCAAGGGCCGGGAAGGCGTGGCAGATGATCCGGAATGGCTCAAGGCGGCCCTAGAGGCGATCCCGAGGCTTGCGGGCTGCCGCTACTTCGAGACCCCGGTGACGCTGCCGCAGTTCATGGGCGACGGGTTCGTCACTAACGTGCTGGGTGGCCAGTACGACAACGGCAAGGCCGGCAAGGCCGGCCGGCCGGCGACACGGGGCATCGATGAGCCGGCGCCGCCGCGAGAATGGCGTGGCGACGACCTAGCGAGGTTTGAGGCGACCAAGGCCAAGGCGTTGGCCGCGTTACAGGAGGCGTCATGACCGACTACGAGCGAAGCCTGCACCGTGCCGAGATCGAAAAGCTGCTGGCCGAGGTTGCCAAGATGCAGGCGCAGATTGCCGAGCTGACGGCGCGGTTGTTGGACCAGGAGGGCGACTAGTGACCGAGTTCATCGTGCTAGGCGACCCAGTGCCGCAACCGCGGGCCCGCGTATCGTCACGTGGCGGGTTCGCTCGGGCTTATGTGCCAGCAAAGCACCCGGTTCACGCCTATCGCAAGCAGCTCGAGGCCGCCGCACGTGAAGCCGGCGTGACGCCAAGCGATGACCCGATTGCGGTCACAGTCGTCGCCTTTTTCTCTCGCCCAAAGTCTCACATGACAAAGCGTGGCGTCAAAGCGACTGCGCCCAAGCTGCCAAGGCCAGACGTAGACAACATTGCCAAGGCCGTGCTCGATGCGTTGCAGCCAGTGATTGGCGATGACACGAACGTGAGCACGCTGCTTGCGATGAAGGCGTACAACGAGCACGCGGGTACGCACGTGGTGATTGAGACAGTGGGGGCAGCGTGAGGCGCAGGAAGAGCACCGCCGGAGTGGTGACTGCCAATGTGGCGGGTCCTTCCGCGATTGTGAGCGTCAGCTT